CAAGCAAAGTCATTCCCGCCGCTCCTCCTGCTCCCGCGGCTACTGCTCCTGCTCCTCCTAAAGATAAAACACCAGCAGCAGTATGGTAAGCAGATAAAGATTCTAGTCTCTGAGCAATCATTCCTTTAGGACTCGTAGCTAAACTTTTAACATATCTAAACTGCTGTGGAGAAAGGAGTGCTTCATAGTGTTTAATAATGTCAAAGTCTTTGGTTGTCTTAGGATTTGCTACAGCCTCTAATAGCTTAGGCGAATTAACAACATCAGACAAAGCGTTAGCTCGTAAAGGGGCTAAAATTTCATCCGCTTCTTTTGTAGGCAGTTTAGCTTCTGCCGCCCAAGACTTTATTCTGTTTTGTAACTTTAAAAAGTTACTTAGACTAGACGAGTTATTTGGTAAAAACTGCGTAGCAAAAGTAGGATCTAAGGGCTCTCCTTTAGCTAGTTTAGTGACTAACTCTTTATTAAGAAGTTGCCCCGTTTCAAAGCCCTTTACAGCCTCATCTATTTTTTTGCGAGCAGTTCCTAGAGTACTGTTTCCTAGAATACTGTCTAAATGTCTGTACTCAAAACCTTCTAAATCTTTAAGTCTTTTCGCCAGTGTAGCAGCTTCAGCAGGTGGTAACTGTTTCTGTAAATCCCAAGCTGTCTTATACATTTGACGGTAAGTCTCAAAAGATACTTTGTTTGGTTTTTGCAAGATAGACAATATGTTTTTCTGGTCTGTTAAAAGTCCCTGAGTCCCATCTATTATTGCTTTTAAAGCACCCATTGGTATTATTTCAGGAGCATTGTCTTGATCTGCATTTCTAGTGACTTTTGTTTTTGTAACCTCAATAGCTTTATCTAGTTTTTCTCTCCAAGAGTTATAAGCAGAGTTACGAGCAATCGTCGCGTCTTGAGCAACTTTAACGAGTTGAGGTTCTAATTCTTCTCCTAACTCTAAAGAGCTTTTAGCTACTCCTCCCATACCCGCGGCATTATTTACGAGGCCCGTAGAAGAGTTTGCTACTTTCTGAGCTAATTTATAACCACCGGCTCCTATTCCCCCACCTATTAATCCTCCAGCGCCAACGCCCAAAGACGCCTTTGTTAGTCTGTCTTCTAAACCTTCTCCCATGCCAAAGCCAGACAGTCCTGCTTGTGTAGCACCTGCACCTGCTGCTCTTGCTGCGGTTCCTCCTAGTGTTGCTCCTGTTCCACCCACACCAAACAAAAACTGACCTGACTTCCCTAAAGCACCGCCTAAAGGCAGGGTAGCTATACCGCCAGACACTTGTCCAGCAAAGTAAGACTTACTGTTATCTTTTCTATAAGCGTCTAATAATTTGTTTTCTGTCTGTTTCCTGTTTTCATACAGCTCTGAAAAAGTAGAATTACTTGGGTTATTAGAGAAAAAATCACCAACTGCTAATGCGCCTGCTTTTGCTTCGTCATATAGTTCAAAAGTAGCTCCTTGAGCAACGCCTCTCATATACGCAGCCATGTTAGAAGAGTCTTCGCTAAAGTCTTCGTCCACTTTAGAAGACAAACTCATAAAAGAATCTGCTTTTTGTTCATAAGCAGTAGTTCCTTTTTTATCTTCGTTTTTAAGTAGCCATTCTCCTAGTTCGTTTCTGCTTTCTTTTTTTTGTTCTTTTGAGTCTAGACTCATAAACAAATCAGCATTTACAGAATACTCAGGACTGCCTTTTAACGACTCGTTATTAAGCAACCAGTTGGCTACTTCGTTTCTAGTCATTGTCATTATTGCGGCCCTCTTTTCCTTGACTTAGGTTGGCTGTTTTTAAAGGCCTCTAATCTTGCTTCTAAATCACTGTCAACCCAACTTTTTTCTGTTTCTTTAAGGGCTAGTAACTCTTCAGCTTCTTTTGCAAGAGAAGGATCAATAGAATAAGAAGTGTAAAAATCTTGTAATCTACTTTCTAAATCAAGAGGAGCATAACCACCCTGTTCTTTAATAATGCGTGCCTGTTCTCTGTTCAACGCTTGTCGCATTTTGTGTTGCTCTTTAGCAAGAGCGATCATTAGTCTATTACCTTTTACAGACTTACGCAAGCCCGGAATCGCATTATTAAGAAAATCCAAATCTCTGTTAGATGTCGCTCCCGGTAGTCCCATACCAGACGCGGGGTTTCTAACTTCCAAGGCCAGTTTGTTTGCGATAGCCGTTAACGCTTCTGCTTCTGCTAGACCTTCTAGTTCCACACCTAAAACACCAGATAACACACCTTTAAAAGACTTAGATAACTCAGCCAGAGAGCCTGTTTTTAAACCTGTGTCTAACAAACGAGACATTTGGTTGAGAGATGACTGTCTTTGTGCCGAACTCGCTAATTGTTCGGATCTTTTACCTATTTGCTTTACAATATCTTCTGCCATTTTTACTTGAAAAGTTTTCTTAACTAAATCTATTTCTTTTAACAAACTGTAGTCTCTGTTTCCAGTCTTTTCTAGGTTTTCTGCAAACGCCTGTAAACTTTTAGGAGTGTACGTTTGAGGATTAAGTTTACCTATACCCGTTCCACCTGCCGCCGCTTCCGCTGCGGTTACTTGTCTTTCTTGCAGAGAAAAAGCCCTGTCAGCTTCTTGTCTAGCCTTGTTCTCTACGTTAAACTGCGTTTGCAAAGCCATCGCCCTAGCAGGGTCTACTTGAGAAACTAACTCAATAATCTGTTGTTGATCTTGCACGCTTTCAGGATTTAAACCAGACAGTTTCTTTTGTAAAACCTCACCAGTAGTGCGCGTGTCTGCGCCTGTTAAAGCACCAACGCTACGTCGAAACCCTTGACCATACTGTGCGCCTCGTTGTAGAGCGGCCTGTCTAGGAGTCATAGCTGTTGTAGGGTCTATAGGAGAAGACCCAATACCTGTTAATAAACCTACTAAATCTGTTTTAGCCATTATTGTCCACCGCCTTTTGGATCGATTAAGTCTTCGTCATCACCTGATAACATAGCATTGAGACGTGCCAGTCCTGCTGCTGATGCTGCTGAAGGAGGTGTCCCACCTACTCGAGATGAAAGGAAATCCAACTCATAAGGAGACAGATCAACAACAGCATCCTGCGGGGTTCTACCTTGACCAAAGATCTGCCCCAGTAAGCCACCTACAAAATCTCCTGTAGTGTCTTGTCTACCTGTAACAGTTTGTAGCATGTTAGCTAGTTGCTGTTGTCTTAACTCATTAGCCAACGAAGCGCCTTGCATATAAGACTCCAGCCCCATGCCGCCTAACTCTGCTCGAAGCTGTGTACCCGTTAGTCTTCCTTGCTGAGCTAAACCTGCTGGTATCTGACCCGCTTCTAGTAATGAAAGTGCCTGCTGCTGTGGCATAAAGCCTGAACTTAAGAGCCCTTGACCAAGACTAGCTGCTTGAGCTTGTTCAGCCATTGCTTGTTGTCTAGCGCCTAAGTTAGCACGAGCCATTGCTTCTTGACGTGCTGTCTCCATAGCTAGTAGTTCAGGTGAAGAACCACCGTAAGCTGAGGAGGATAGCCCTAAGCGTCCCTGTGAAAGCATACGTTCTTCTAGTGCAAGACGCTGACGCTCTTCTTCAGGACGCTGTACGGCTCTCATTTGCTCATACAGGGCCATCTGTGCAGCGGCTGGATCGACATCTGCTTGACCAAACAATCCTTGAGCTTGTCCTAACAGCTGCTCTTGTAGTGCTTGTTGAGCAGGAGATAGTTGAACACCCAAGCTGCCTTCAGGAGTAGTCTGGATATTAGCCAGATTGCTAGTGACTGTGAAAGGACGGAACTGTGATCCTTCGACCGCTTGTTGTCCTAGCTGTTGTCCCATCTGTAAGCCAGCAGTGCCAGCTTCGTAAGCACCTTTAATGCCTTCCTCTTGTCCGTAGTATTGACCTACACTACCTAAGAGGTTTTGAAGGTTTAAACCACCGCCTCCTAAAAGCTGACTAGCAAGTAGACCACCAGCCACTTGACCAGTACTGGGTGATCCACCGGGGACTCCTCCCATATTAAAGGCAGTAGGCTGTGACGCGGGCAGACCTGTTGGCAAAGCTGTGGGGTCAAAGTAACCGGACTGTGCAACAGGGTCAGGAGTCTTGACATAACCAGCGTGTAACGGAGTCTTAACGCCTCCCGTAGCTTGTGGAGGAGGAACTAGACCTAGCATCCGTGGGTCTTGATAGGGCATTACCATTTTTAATCTCCGTTAATTACTTGGCAACCCAGCCAGTGTTACCTGAGCCAGATTCTTTTATGTATAAAGTTGTGTTTGCACCACCGTCTGTTCTGGTGTAAATAGAACCTACTGCTGCGGCTACTGATCCTTCTGGAGTACCTGCGCCTGCTGTTATTAAAGCGTTAGTACCATTAAGCTGAACACCGTGTTCATTGAAACGTGCCGACTCGCCACCGTTGGCATAGACACGTAACTGAGTACCGATGCCACCTAAGTATGGAGCAGTACCGTCAGTGTTGTATGCGTTTCTGAACTTAATAAAAGAACCAGTACCAGAAGTAGCGTTAATGTTTTTAACTTCAAGGATAGTACCTGCAACAGCTGATACGTCACTTTCGTAACGTAGGATGCCGGTGCCTGAATCTTTTAAAACACTGTTAGAGCCATCATGGTATACCTCAAGGCCGTCGCTAGAAGTACCGAAGATTGCTTTTACGTTGTCATTTAAAACGAGGTTACCTGTGAAAGTACCACCAGTAGTGTAGGCTACATTAGCAACAGCAGAGGAGTCTGCTTTAGTAGCGACAGCTGTAGCGATGTTATTAAATTCTGTGTCAATCTCTGTGCCTTTAACCTTCTTGGCTGCATCGCCAGCAGGGAGGCTATCTTTAGTTGCAAAGTTAGTCGTCTTAGTATAATTAGACATTTTAGATTAGTCTCCCTAGTAGAGCGTGTATGTCAATTTTCTGTATTGAAAAAGGTGAATCGTATATTTGAGCTTCAATCCCGATAGATACTACTGAACCAGAACCACTCGCGTTTACTTTTGGAGTTTCAATGTTGACACCCACAGAGTATTCTGCTGTAGTGTTGTACTCACTAATGCCATACTCCGCAGGTTCAGTAACTCCATCACTAAAAACAAAAGCTTGTTTAGTGTAAGCAGCAGAGTAATCATAACCCCAGTTAAGGGTAACGTCTGTAAATGAACTACCGATGATTGTCAAGTTAAACTTCTTTAGAAACTTTAAGTTAGTAGCGTTGCCAAAATCTAAAGGATTGCTAAAGTAACGTAGCTCATAAGAAGATGTACCGTCTAAATTACCAGAATACTTAACGATGCCATCAGGCCTGCCAAAGTACAGAGAACCGTCAGCTAAACGGGCCATAGCTAGTGGATCAATGCTAGACCATGTAGTGGCTCTGTAGGCCCCAGATTCGTCCAGAGGGCCTCGCATATCGAAGCAGTAGGTTACCCCAGACTCACTAAAGGAAAGCAGGTAGAAGGCTTCCTCTGCGCTATAAACGGACTTAATAGGGTTAGTCTGTGCAGCTACTGCTTTAATCAAGTCATTACGGACGTTTTTACTAACGTCTCGCATAGGTAAAGACTTTTCTTGAATGATTCTACCAAAACTACGAACACCAGAGTCTGACAAAAATAAGACATCAGTGCCTGTGTGTTGTACGGAATCACGAGCGATACAGCCTACGCCTTCTATTGTATCACTGAGTACCATGGTAGCAGGAGAGGCAGCACCAGAATAAACAACAATAGATTTCTTACCAAAGATAATCAAGAAACCATTGTGTGCAGCCAAGGCTACAATCTCGTCATTACCTGTAGGCCAAACAGTTGTAAGATCAAGAGAGCCAGAAGTCCCTCCATTCCAGTGATGACCAAGAAGCGTGTCAGACCAATAAACTGTATGTTTGTTGCCTGTTATATCTGCTGCCCAAAGGCGACCATAAGCAGACAGAACTTCATTGGCTTGCGGAGGAGTTCCTGTAGAATGAGCATGTCCACTGTGTGTATTTAAAACGCCAGTACCTGACTCATCTGTATAAATTAAATTCTCGTGATCCCTTTGAAAAAAGTAAACATGATTTGCTAGTTCTACTATTTTCCAGTTGTTAGCTGTGGGGGTGTAGCCTACAGGAGTTATATCAGTAAGTGTAGTAGTACCTGAGAATATCTTATTGTTACCAGCAGAAAAAACTACTTTATCACCGCTAGTGTCGATAGATTCAAAAACTGTTTCAATGCCACGACTAGAGCCTAACAAAGAAGCCCCGTTAGTGGAGACAGGAGTAAAGCCTTTACGTGCTCCTACACGACCGTACTGATCTATTACACAGTTATCAGCAACAGAAGCATAAGAGGGGTTGAGTCCTATGGGGGAGTCTTGAGTGTTAAGCCCAAAGAAGCCCGGTGCCGCTACTGTAATATTCTGTAATTGTTGAGCCATTAGCAAGTAGTCCAGATAGTCTCTTCAGGATGTTGTGACGCATCAATAGCGATAGCGTCTGCCAAGGTATTATCTGCCAATGCAAATAGTTCTGCTGCACTGGTGCCGCCGGTCTCTCCTCGCTCACGAGCAGCTAATGCTGTCGCCATTTGTACAACAGGAGAATGCGGAATGTTTATTCTATCGGTATCCGCTGATAAATCACCTGTGCGTAACACGACGTTAAAGCGTAAGATGTACTCACCGTCAGGCTTAGGGTACAGGTCAATCTGATTGTCACCGTCTACGTTAATACCGTTAAAGCTATAAAACTGTGGAGCGCCTGTTGGAGCATCTTCTACCAAGTAAGCGTTGTTCATCCACGTAGAGCCACGGTACTGCATAAACCAATTAGAGGAATCGTTAATAACGTCTAACACTTTCATACGGTTTAAGGAACCAACCAAGGTGTAGTTAAAACCGGATTCAGTAGTTGTTACAGTNAGTGTGTTTCGCAAAGCAGTCCAGTCCCAAGCATCTTCCACTGTGCGCTTGGAGTCATTAACAAACTCTCCGATTAATTTAGAGTAGCTGTTAGCTGACACAGTATCTACTTCATCTTCACGAAGTCTACGTAGTACGCTGTTTACAAGTTGTAAGTAAGTCATTAGAAAGAGTACGCCTTTAAGCCAAGTTCACGAGCACGTCTAAGATCTTCAGGCTCGTTTAAAGTATTTATTTCAAGACCGTTATCATATAAATCAATGTATTCATAAGGTTCTAGGTCTACACCTATTTNAGTTTTAAATTTAAACAGTTCATTATTAAATAANGAATCAGTAGTTCTAGTAGGTGAGGCTACTGTTGTTTGTGTTGTTCCTTCCATNGGAATATTAGGTAAGTCAGGGAAGTCTGGGAGGTTTATATCATCAACCCANTCGTCTAAAGGATTGACAGTTTCACGGATAGTATCCTCAAAGGCTGGCAATGTTTCTTTAACAAAATCACTCTGAGCAATNGGCTGGAACAACTCGTCATCTATTTTACTACCCATNTCTCTAACAGCATCTTCTATAGCACTAAGCCCTTCAATNCTGGGTAGGTCGATGTCGGGTAAGTCAANNCCAAGACTACCNCCTTCTTTAACGTAAGTGCCAAAGCCTAGAAGCATGGCATCCTTAACGTCTTGACCATCAATNACTGCTTCAACAGTTTTCTGTAGAGCGACGTTAAAGTCGTCAGGTGTTATACCTAAGTTCTCTAAAGTCTCTGGATTAACTTTAGCTCTTTCTAAAACCTCTGGGATTATTTTATCCCCGAAGCCAGCCATCAGTACACCACCGATGTTTCCTTCAGACAAAGCAGCAGCAGTTTTAAGGGCCTGTTGTGTTTGTGCATAAGTTTTACCAAACAACCCTTTACCTGCGTCAGCTATGCCCGGGCCTGCTTGACCTGTAGGCATGGCTCCTACTGAAGGCGGTTGAACAACACCAGCTATTTCTAAACCACCTAGCAAAGTGTTGGCGATTTCCATAGGAGATAGCTTCACACCGTCGGCTGCTTTTGCTGCCGTGAGCATTAACTGGCCACCCGGGATAGCAGCTGCCATGAAATTAATAATAGGGTTTGTAGATAGCGGAGGATTCTCGACCCACTGTGCGGAGTATGTACCAACAGGGCCAAATGCTTCGTACTTACCACCGCCCTTACGCTTCTCTCCAGCTACCTCAGCTAGGCTACCGGCAGTACCTGTGTTAAGATAGAACCGCTGACCATCCACTTCTTTAAATGCTGGTATCTTATTCTTAGAGACATAATCTACAATGTTAGCGTCAGTCTCTTTAGAGAACGCTTGTTCAACGGCTCTAGGTGACTGTCTAAACTTGTTGACATCTCCAAACATACCAGAGAAGTCTTGAGCTTCTGTACGTAAATCAGTCAATGCTCTAGCCTGTTGACCTGTACGTCCTACAAAACTAGCTAGTCCACCCAAAGCTTGCTCAGGTGCTTCGTATTGACGAGCTTTGATTAATCCCGGGAGTTCTGCACGTTGTGGCTGAGGGGCAGCTGTGCGCTCTTGTGGCTGCTCTAAAGCAAACACATCTTCACGTTCAACATCAAAAGGACTAGCTAAAGGATTGACCATTATTTATCTCTCTGTACGCCTGCGCGTTTCTCTATGGTACGCATAGCACCTAAACCTAACATGCCCGTTAGTACAGGCATCATAGTTGACAACTCTATAAGGGGAACGACGATCTCAGAACCGGAAAGAGCCAGCGCAAAGTTTGCCATTGGTATAGCCAAGAAATTACCCGCCATTCCCAACACACAAACCCAACCAACAGCTGGTCTCCAACCTGCAACAAAAAGATTCTTATGCGCTGCTTCAGTTTTATTAACTTCAAGCTGTGCCTTTGCAAGTTCTTGAGCATGTTTTTCAGCCATAGTAGCAAGCTCAAAAGCAATGGCATTCTTTTTGTCTTTATCCTCGATGAATTTATCTAAAAGAGTAGTTACTGGTTGTACTAAAGAAGCTAAAATAGTCATATTATTATACACTATTTTTAGTTAAAAGTCAATATAAAATTTACTTAGAGTCCTTTGTATCGTCACCATGTACAAGTTTCTGTACAGTTTCGGACTCATATATCCTCAGAGCCATCCATACTATTGTTAACAAAGAAGCTGTTGGCGGTAACCAAGCAGCTAGGGATAAGACAGCAGTAGATGCAGCAGCTACGTCAATTGCCTGTTTAGTTTCTTCAACCATTGTTACTTCCTTATTTTAAAGGGTTGGAAATGTAGTCCATACCACTCCAAAGGTCTTCGATTTCTCGTTCAATGTTTTTTATACTTTTAGAGAACCCGTCAACGCCTTCAGCAATTAACTTTGACTCAGTAACTTGAGCCTTCATTGTTTCTATGTCTTTATCTAGGTCAGTTACCTTGGTCTTTATATCCAGCAGACTAGATTGCTGGTCTTTTATCGTCACAAGGTTTACACCCAGCTCAGACAGTTTACCTTGCAGTTGACTTACATTGTTCGCTTGAAGCTCTTGCTCAACCAGCAGTATCTTCTCTTCCAGCGGTGCGATGTCAGGAATCTTCTGAGACTCTACTGCCTCTAGCCGTGAATACAAAGAGCTTGCTGTCCATACGCCACCACCAAGAGTAGTTGCGAGGCTTAATAAGATGGCAATGTAGACACCCTTAAACGATGTGCCGCCTATTGTTAACTCAGTCTCAGCAAGGCTCACGATTCACAGTCCTCGCCTGTCATAAAGCATTTGTATCCTGTATGTGTTGGGCCAGTAAGGTATAACTCAGACTCTGCGCCAGCCGCATAAATCTCTTCGGTACTTTTATAGAAATCCATGCCAAAGTTAGTACCATTGACGTATACCGCTGTGGCGTTATTTGTGCCTTCCCAAGCGACAGTTACTCTTTGGTTAGACGCGCTGTATGACAATGTGCTGTTGTTTGCATTTACATTGTTGTTCTCTGCACCAGTCTGTAGGAACGCTACTGCTTCTGAGTTAGCAGCAACACCCAAGAATGCACCAGCAGCATTAGCGTGCGTCTCTATGTCATCAATTGACTGGTTGTATGTATCTACTTGCTCTTGGTCTATTGTCAGAGCCTCTTGGTTCTGGGCTACATACTCTTGCACTTCTGCTTGGTCTTGTGGTGTCTCAGCAGCTTCGGCAATCTCTGCTACCTCTACCACTGCAATCATCTCGACAACAACCTCAGTGAACACTCCAACAGCTTCGTTCATNAGCTGTAGTTCATTCGCCGCTTGCTCTTCTAATAAGTCCTGAACAGAGCCATAGGCTTGGTAGGATTCCATACCTGCAAGAGCTTTGTTGTAAGCGACAAGCTGTTCACTGCTGATATGCGCGCTGCCCGACAATGACCCATTAGAAATCTGACCACCTTGCGGAGCATAAACAGTAGCCGCACCAGCGAGCCTAATACCACTGTCAATCTGGTTAACAATAGCCTGTGAAGCATTCAACAAGGTGTTTAACTCATCTGCTTGAGCGGCGGAACTTGCTACTAACAGACTCAACATCGCTGCTTTCATCTTGCTCTTCATCGTTACCTCCAATGTCTAG